AAGTTAAGTAATTACTCAGACCACAAAAACTTTACATTAGATGAGGTTTTTAGTCTTCACGAAATCCTTAACGAAAGACATTCACTTCCAGAGCTTTGTAATAACATTGTTGATGCACCGAAGGCGCTGACCTTGGTATCAATGATTCAGTTTTGGTATCATGGAGATTTTGTTGGGGGAAAGCACGATGTGATGACAAGCCAATCGGCTTGGATTTCAGATGATATAGATTTTATTGGGAGGCTAGAGACGTTTGAACAAGACTTAGGAATTGTAGCAAAAACCATTGGTCTTGAGTTGCCTAAAAAATTAGAAGAAAAAAACAAAAGCTATTCAGAAAGACTAGAACTTAGTCAAGATGCAGTTCGCTTGATTACCGCCATATACCATGATGACTTTGAAAAATTTGGCTATGAGCGAAGAAAATAACGAAGGCCAAATGATTTACCTACACGCGGCACAGGTATTTTGGCACACCAAACTTGGAAAGAAGCTGGTGGCAAACACCAAGGGCAGTGAAGACATGCCCATTAAGTTTGTGTCAAGGGCAAAAAACACCTTTGACATAAACAGATTCCCCGAAACGATGAACTCCTTGCAGATGGCGCTTTTTGGCAATAGGAAGGTGCACAACTTTAGGGTAATTAAATTATACAGCAGCAAGCCAATATCCAGGTCGTTTGCCTATTTAGAAAAAGATTACGAACAGAATTTCCAATGACTACCATAACTATGTTTGAGTCCGTCACAAAGACGGACAAACCGCACTTCATAGACGTAGTGGCGGCATTGGATAGAATCGTATCGGGCAGGAGCGCCGAGAATGTCCTTGCCATCAGGGCAGGAAATGCAGACCTAAAGAAATCTCTCCCAGTTGCATTGTTCTCCGGCACCTTCTCCGTCCGAAAGGATGATGCGCTAGAGGCTCATAGCGGGCTCATAGTCCTTGACTTTGACCACGTAAGCGCAGAGGCCTCAAAGGCCCTGCTTTCTACCGATGAGTACGTCTACGCATGCTGGATATCACCATCGGGACAAGGACTCAAGGCTCTTGTCAAGATAAGCAACCCCGAGAGGCACAGAGAACACTTTAGAGCCCTTCAGACGTACTATGAGAGCACCTATGGCCTAGAGGCTGACCCATCCGGAATAAACGAGTCTAGGGCGTGTTTTGAGAGTTACGACCCTGAGCTAGTTCGCAACGACAACAGCAAGTTGTTTGGGGGCATGCTAAAGGAGCAGCAGGAACACCAAGTGGCCCACATGCAGGAGCTTCACACCGACTACGAGAAGCTTAGCGTTGTCGCTAGAATGGTGCGCCGAGCCCAGGATGGCGAGAAGCACGCAGTGTTGCTCCGTGCCGCCATTCTTTGTGGCGGCTACGTCGCGGCAGGGAGGATGGAAGAGGATGAGGCAGAAAGGGTGCTGCTTAGAGAAATCGAAAAGAAAAGCAACGTCGAAAATCTATCTCTTGCCAAGAGTACAATTAAGGACGGTATTGCCGAGGGCAAGAAGATTCCAATCCGTGATGTCATAGAGGACGAGTCTCGCATACGCCGAGACATGCAAATCAACGACGGAGATATGTCGTTTATATCTTCAGACGATACCGACTACAACTGGATTGAGAGATTCGCTAAGGGTGATATAATAAGAGGACTTAGCACAGGGTTTGAAATACTAGACCAACATTTTGTGTTAAAGAGGGAGCTCACCATCATCAATGGACACAGCAACGTAGGCAAGACCACCATGGCGCAGTTTCTAATGGTGGCATCAGCAGTTCAGCATGGATGGAGATGGGTGGTCTACTCTAGCGAGAGCAAGACAGCATCCTTTAAGATGCGTCTTATGGAGTTCTTACTTGACAGGCCCATTGACATGATGAACTACGATGAGCGCACGGCGGCATTTAAGTGGGTCAACAAACACTTCACCGTCATAAGCAACGCGCAGGTATACAGCTACTCTGACCTGCTTATTTTCGCGGAAAAGCTAGTGCGTCAAGAGCGTTACGACGGATACCTTATCGACCCCTACAACAGCCTGAAGATTACGATGGGCAAGAACAATCAGGGCATCACCTCACACGAGTACCACTATGAGGCGGCATCCGAGTTCCTAACCTTCACAACGCAGAACGACATTGCCCTTTGGGTAAACGCTCACGCTATCACCGATGCTGTTCGCCGCAAGGGTCCCGATGGATTGCCAGTGGCTCCCATGGCGGAGGACACCGAAGGTGGGGGCAAGTGGGTCAACCGTGCTGACTCTGTACTCACATTTCACAGGAAGGTCCAGCACCCTGACCCGGAAATCCGATTCAGAACGGAGATACACGTCAGGAAAGTGAGGAACACCGAAACCGGAGGTGGCAACACCCCCTTCGACCAACCTGTACTTTTTGAACTTAACTATACGCGCAGCGGAATGAACCCGATGTTCGGCAAGAAAACTTTTAGGCCAATGCACTTGAATTCAGGGAGCATTGACCTAACTTAGTACTAGTGAACTATGAAAACATTCAAATCATTCTACCAAAACCGCCCAGCCTTAACGTATACTATGCGGGTCGCCACTTTATGGTCCGTAAAAAACATAAGGAAGTCTATTGGAAATACATTTCAGCAGCGCTTGCGCCGTTTGGCAAATTTCATCTGGAACGATTTTCTATTGCTGTGCGCTACAATTGTCGCTATGATGTTGATAATGCTATATGTTGTAGTAAATTCCTTGCTGATTATCTACGAAATCATGGCCACGTTCCTGACGACACTCCAAAGTATTATCTCTCGCAGGAAACCCGCTTCGACGCGTCGCTCCCCAAAGAGCAGTTCCTAGTAACCATAACATCTCATGGACAAAAAGGAACTGAGCAAGACCTACTTCATGGCGACATCGAGAATAGCAAATGCAGCGACACTCCTGTACGAAAGCCTGCACGACGAAGCAGGAAGAGCAAGGACTGACGCAGACAGGCTTCACAATACCATACGCAAGTTCAAGAGGGAGATAGACAGCGAGTTTGATATGATTCGCTCCGCATTATTGGAATACCACGATGATAACGCTGATATTTCTTGATGGCCTTAACGGCATCAACTACCACAGACTAATGACTCCGTTTCTTCGCCTAAAGGCAGAAGAAGGAATCAACATACACTTTTTCTCGAGCTTCGATGAGCTCAAAGAATTTGATATGACAAAGGTTGGTAGCGTGGTAGTATCCAGAAGGTGTACCGTATCCAACTACCGGTCCTTTAAGCGTTGGCTAAAGGGATATAAGGTAAAGCTCATCCTTGACAACGACGACTACTGGGAGCTGCCCGACGACAACCCTGCAAAGGAGGTATACAAAAAGCAAATATCCCACGAAATTCTAGCAACCATTAGGATTGCCGATGAGATATGGACACCCTCTGAGGCGCTAGCCCATAAGATGCGAAAGGTAAATAAAAATATACCTTACAGGATTATCCCCAACACCGTGCATGAGCAAGAAGAGCAGTGGGCTGACCAAGAGAAAGACCCAAACCCCAATGGGCTGGTTCGCTTTGGATACTTAGGTGCTAACGGGCATCAGAAGGATTTGCTATCAATGGGGATGACCTTTGAAGACTACGAGCTATACTGCATGAACCTGATGGACTATCCGGACCTTCTTCGTGCTAAATACACGATGTATCCAAAGGACATCCACCTATATGCGCAGCTCTACCGACACTTTGATGTGTCGTTATCGCCAATAATAAACACCAAGTTCAACAGGTGTAAGTCCAACCTAAAGGTCATAGAGGCAGGTTATACCAAGACAGCAATCATAGTGTCAAACGTCACCCCATATAAGGAGGCGGTGATTCACAACAAGACGGGCATGATATGCTCAACTCCAGAAGAATGGAGGAAAGCTGTTAAGGAGATGACCCTTGAGAAAGCGCAAAACCTTGCTGGCGAACTATACGAGTACTGCAAAAAGCACTACGATATATCCCTCATTAACAAGGAGCGGCTAAAAGGATTAGTATAGCTCGTTACAGCCGCAGCGTTCCGCGAAGAAGCTGTCTATCTTAGCAACCTTTCTCAGTATATCCTTCTCGTGCTTACGAGCAACTGCTTGAGCTTCAGGGGTCGAGTCGCAGTTGGCAAACAAAGATGCGGCCTGCTGGAGTAGACTATCAATCTGCTCTCTCTTACTCTGGTTGGTGTAGTATTCCCATTCCATTGGACGTTTTTTTTCGGCAATAGCCATTACTTCCTGACTCAAAGGTAGTTATATTTTGTAATTAAACAATGGATGAACGAAGTCGCTGAAGTGCAATAAGCAACAGCAATGCTATCAGTATGAAAAATGATATTCGATATACCTTGTAATACCAAGGAATGGGAAGCACCTTTGCCTGTGGTGGGCACTCTACGCGGATATAGTGGGGGACCCTGATGGTCGTTGTCTTGGCGGAGACGGCAAGCTTTTTCTTGCCGTTCCCATCTACGATTGTCTTTATAGTAACTGCTATAGAGTCGCTTTGTACTACTACGCTATCGCCTACGGCGGGAACCTCTACCGTGTCTACTATTGTTATTTGTGGCATCGTAATCGTATCCCATTTCGTAACAACCGTGGGCGCCGACAATAGTGTCGGGTCCTTTGCTATGGCTTTTTTCATGTGCCAGTTTGCGGAGCAGCCTATGAAAAACGGTATTGTGAGAGCCAGAGATAACCATTTCACGGCTTTAAGAGTTTTTCCTGGCCTTGCGGCTCTCGTGAAGCTCGTATAGCTTGTATGCCGTGTAGGCAATAGAGAAAAGCAAAAGCACAATCTTCAGTGCGTATTCAATATTGCTGAAAGACAACAGCATGGTGCTACCATTGATGGCTGCAATCTTTATATCTTCTTGGTTCATTTTTTAGCGAACTTTTCTATTCCGGAAATGCCAAAGCATCCGAGGGTTACTATAACGAAACTGTTATACACGTACTCGTTTAGAGGGAGGTGCGTGCCGCAAAGGCCAGTAATAAGGTCGGTAATCATTACCAATACCATTACTGCAAACGAAAGCGCTCCTAGAATGTTTTTCTCGTTGAAGTCGTTGCTGTTCTTGAAAATCTCCGTCCATCCCATGTGGCAAAAATATGCAAGCGCATACTTTTTAATATAGCCGAGAAAGGGGTCTACTTAGATTGTTCGCCGTCTTCAGCTAAGGCTTCGGCTATCGGACCTGCACCCGCTAGAAGATAATATAAGGCATCCTCGTCGTCTCGGAAGGTACGCATAATATTTTTGTATGCGTTCTCCTGAAGCTCGGGATTTTCAAAGACCTCACCATATTGCGTAATGGTTGCATACCCTTCCCTTACCCTTTCAAGTCTAGACCTTAGCACAATCTTTTGGCTGTCGCTTAGCTCGGCATAAATTTGCTTTCCTCCGAAATTACCATCCCTTAAATTATAGTAGAACTGAGTCCCTATGTTTACCGGATAGTCCCTGAAGACAAGATTGCTAAGCTGCAGCGCTGTCTCCAGTGGCTTGAGTTCATAGTCTGGGTCTTCACTTGCCTTGGCCTCTTCTTTTGCTTTCTTGATAATGAATTTTATATTCGGGGGAATACCAGTTTCTGAAGCAATGTGTCCGGCTATATTTATTGCTTTAGCAAAAGTATTATCGTTGGGGTCAGAGATGTCCTTTCCGTAAGAGTCTTGACCCTTTGAAAGGTTCATCGCTAGGCCAACAAACATGTTTGGGCTAGTAAAGTCCTTCGCGATTGCCATTAAGCTTTCGCTACGAGCCACGCCATTACGGCCAAAGATAAGACCTCCAACTTCATCGTAAGGGTCTTCAGAGCTTATATTGATATAGCGGATTGTCCCGTCGGCCTTCATTGACACGGGTACGATGTTAGACCCCTGCATCCAGTTCGGCAGCAAAAATGGAACACCACGCATTTGTTCTGCCAGTTCTTTCTCTTCATCGTCATCAAAGAAGGATTTGGCGGTGGCGATATAGCCTATATTTTGTATGGAGGCCAACGCAATCATCGTCGTTATAGCAGTAATACCTTCAGACAAATAGGCATTTCTCTGTGAGGTTGACAAGTTGCTATTATTTATGCCCTCGGTAATATCTGAAACAGCATTGTTAAGAACGCTAAAATAAGAACGAAACGCTTCTAGTCGAAACGACAAAAAATCTCCAAGCGGCGTCCTCATCAATACACGAAACGCAGGGTGTATCCGAGACATCGTTGGGAAGTTTTGCTTTATTCGCTCCGCCGTCATCTTCTGTACCTCTTTCTGTTCTTCGGGGTTAAGCTGTGCATAGGGTTTCCCTTCTGGGTTTGAAGCTAGGCGCTTCGCAAAGTTTTCTCGTTTAGAGGTGTAGGCAACAAACTTTGTGTAGTCGTCAATTGCTCCATACTGATAGCCAAGCCTAGAGGCCGTTCGCTTACGCGTATTGTCTAGTTTCGCAAGCCAAGACCAAGAATCGCTAGGGTTTTCTCCGTTAAGAGAATTCATGAAAGAATTATTTATGTCTTGAAAAAGACCAGCGTTTACAGAACCGGCAAGCAATCCATTTTGACCCATTTCATCAAAGGTGGCCTCAGTTTCGGGGTCAAATTGTCCTGTTTTGAATTTCCTGAATCTATTTTTTGTGTCTTTCAAAAATGTAAAGCCACCCCTTGCTTTGTTGTATGGGAAAACCCCATTGAGCATAAGGAAATAATAGCCACCCATAATGTTTTTACGCCAGGTGGGTAAGTTGTATAGCACCCGAATCCTTCTAAGCTGCAGCAATACGGCAAAATAAAACTGCATTTCACGACTATTTGAGCTATACAGTGGCGTCTGCTCAAACAATTTCAGGAAATCATTTGATACATACTTTCCATACATGGGAGACTTGGACTCGTCCACCTGAGTGTACTCTAGCTGCAGCTTGTCTAAAATAAGATTCCTGAGAACATCAGAGTTACCCTTAAACCCCTCGTCAATAGAAATTATCTTCATTTGCCTAGCCAAAGACAGCAATTTTCCTCCCTTTAATGTATTTTTCTTTAGGGCAGCAACAATCGGCTGGCTAATGATTAAAGCGTTAAGACCAGAGTTTCTGGCAGCTTGATTTACTTGCTCAACGAGGGTATACTGCTGAATTAATGAGTTTAGGTTCGTGAAGGTTTGAGATAGCTTTACAAAAGGATTTTTTTCCTCACCCATAAAATTACGAAGGCTCTCTGGAAGGTCGCCACGTTTTCCTAGCTGCTTGCTAGGCACACGAAGCTCTCCAAGCGCGGAATCCCCTCCTGACTTTTTCTGGCCCTGAATGCCAACAATGTTATTCACCTTAGTGCGGACTGAGTTGGCTATTTTTAGCCCATCTTTCCCCTGCACGTAATTCATATAGTCAATCTCATCCGGGTCTTCCATAACATTTCCATCCGCATCTGTTATTTCTGCGTTATCAAAGAATAATGCCTCAGCCCTTTCGTTTATTTCCAGCTGAACTAAGTCACTAATTGCCTGTTCTTTAAGGTCATTGTCCGGCTTAAAGTTAGGGTCTGTGAAAATGCGATATGTTCTCGTTCCATAAAACTGGTTGCGGCTCTTGATGGTCTCTCGCAATCCCTCGCTAAGGTTGTCAAACGCGGTACTGTTTATGAGCGTCTCCTGTTGTTTTTCTCGAATTGCAATTAAGATAGAGATATCAGAAGCAATGGCCTGCTCAATTGGACTTCCGTTTAGAAGCTCTCCAAAAGCAGCAGCGCGAATATCAGTGTCCTCTGAAAACAGAGCATCTTTAGAAAGCTCTGTTATCCTTGCCCTTTCCTCTGCAGAGGCCTTATTTAAGGTTTTCCTAACTCGAACCATCGCAAGAAAAAACCTGTTTTCAGATTGTATGTTCATGGCATTTGCTACCTCCATAGCTTGAAGCAAAGCTTTGGGAATACCTCGAAGGGGACGGCCGAGGTACTTCTCTGCTTGTTTTAATTTATCGTCCGTAAAATTTGAAATCACCTCAAATAACACCTCATCCCTTCGGAGTTCGCGCTCGTAGGACTTGGGCTCTTCTCTCCCTGCCTTGTTTGAGAACGGTTTATTTTCAAGTACGTCTTCGACAAAGACGGGACCTCCTGACCTTTTGAACCTATCAGTCTTTAGGCGCTCCGACATCTTCACGTTTGCAACATTGCCCCCAGTGCGTATGGCTTGAGACACCCCAGTCATGTAGGATGCGATATCTCTTGAGAGCGCTTGGTCTTCAAAAATCTGAACGGTTTGGCCGGTAAGCTTTCCAACTAGTCTGTTTAGGAAAGCCTTAACCTCCTCTAAAAAGTTTTTTTGAAAGGTAACTTGTTCATCCGATAAAAGAGCTCCAAGCTCAACCATGAATTCCTCGGACTTATAGGCCCCGCCATATCCAGGGATATCCCTTTCTTCGTACCTATCTGCAAATTCATTTAGCCTTCTAACGTCGGACTCTCTAAGTCTACGAATAACCAACTCTCTAAACTGATTAAAGTCGGTTTCGCTCTTTTCAAAATGCGAAGCAAACACGTTATGAAAAACCTCGTGCGCGGCGGTGGTAAATGGATTTGATGTCCCCTTATATCCAACCCCACTAATATTTTCTTTTCCGGTGGTAAACTGCACAATAATCCTATCCCCAGCCCTGCGACCTCCGTAGGAATTTGATGTTTGAGTGACTCCAAGGCTGTCTTTTGTATCTATTCCAGCATTACGTCCGGCATTACTATATCCTTTTGCTCCAAAGCCAACATTAAAATACTTACCCTCTGGAGACACTTGGCGAAAAGCGTCAAAAGCTAACATTACCTTTTCCATCTCCCTTCGATAAGCTGGAGTTTGAGACTCCATTTCTTTTGCGTAGGCAATTCTGTCAACAGGCTCAAAAAGATTTAGGAAGCCTTTTTTCTTAAACTCAGCAGTTCTTTTTTCAATAACTGAATCAAGTGAGGCTTTTTGATTTTCGTCAAGTAATGATGATGGGTCCTCAGACTGTTCAATCAACTGACGCTGCTCTGGCGTTAGGTCTGGAAAGTTTACGTTAAATTGGGCATTTTGAAGGATGTATTCTTTTAGGGAGGACTGAGAGATGCGCCCCGAAGTGCTTGCCTCAGAAATTTTAGCAGCGGGAACTGCCTGCTCACCTGCCTCTGGCGCAGCGGGCTTTTGGGCCCTTGCTTCCGAGGCCTTGGCGTATATGTCCTGTAGTGCTTGCGCTGAAGTTTTGAATTGGTCTTCAACAGCAGAACGCTCGGCAGGAGAGAGGTCAGTGCTTTTCTTCAGAGAGGCTTGAGCCGTTATGATTTCATCGACAAGGGTATTAGCGGTGTTAATTTCCTCATCAGAAAGGGTTTCCAATAGGTCCTCCTGTATCTCCCTCATGCGGGTATACTTCTGCTCAACAAGCTGTTTTATTTTTGTGTCAATAGCCTTTCTTTCTGGGCGGTCTTCGGAAATCTTGCTTCGGCGCAAGTCTGTTATCTGGTCATCTACAGCAGCTATTTCTGCGTTGTTAACAGCAAATGTCAAGTTGCGTATTCCAGCAAGTTTCTTTTGGTCTTGCTTTTCTGCAAAGTCTAAGTAGTCCCTCTCCGGTTGAGTCAGGGCGTTCTCTTTTGCTATATTGTATACTGTGCCTACACTGGGCGATAAAACCTCCGCAAATCCCTCGAGAGCTATGTCTCTGGGCCTTATTTCTTCGTCAGCAATAACCTGTCCCGCCGTCTCTCCTCCTGCTCCTAGCGCAGCCTGAACTCCAACCTCTTTTACAACTGCCTTCCTAACGGCCCGAGAGCCCAATGGAAGTGCCTTCCCAACAAGCTGTCCGCCCACTATTGCAGCAACTCCATCAAATGCACCAACAGGAATTCCTCGGCGAAGACCCATCTCATGCGCCTTTTCCATGAGCTTTTCGTCGGCAAAGGCTTTAGTTAAAGCCTCAGCGTCGGTAACGTCTACCCCCGCCTCCATGAGTACCTCATTTACTTTTCCGCCATATTCAATAGCGGCCGAAGTAGTTGTGGAAAATGCACCTATAGCGCCTCTAATGGCGCCAGCGGGGACAGTAATTTCTGCAAAGGGCCCTCCAAGAAGACCTAAGCCAGCTCCTGATGCGGCGCCAACGCCAGCAGCTGGAAGTCCAATAGGAGCGGCGGCCACTTGCGATATGATACTTTCGCCAACAGACCGAAGAGCATCTAAAACAAAAGACGGAGAGCCCGCAAGGGTGGCTGGGTCCGCAGCAAGATAGTCTTCATATCTAGGAGCATCGCGCTCTTCGATATAATTTAGATAGGCAAGGTCTTCAATACGGGCGCCCTTTTGCTGGGAAGCAAAAATGTTAGCGCGAATACCCCGAGCAACAGCACGATTTATAAGTCGCTGTAACTCATTTGGCGACTCATCAGTAATGAAATCAGACGGCTTTGGCCCCTGAAACTTTCCATCTTCAAGGTCACCTATTGTATTGTCCGCAGCAAAACTCTTTACCTTGTCTATTAAGTATGGAAGGGGTTTTTCAAGGAAAGATATTTCCTCTTTTTTAGGCTCTTCCTTTTTGCCGTGAGTAAATGGGTAGCTGTATTTCTCATCGCCCTTGAAGGGTGTTGAGCCGTATCCAGTCAGAGGAGACTTTACGGGTGGGCTGAGGAGGTCAAAGAAGTCGGGAACATCCTTCCTAGGGGTTTCATAGTAATTTTTGAATGTAGAAGCCAAAGGAGATTCTTCCAATAGTGATTGAAAATCGCCAGTACTTTTTTTTTTAGACTCCTGTGTTTCGGCAGTCATCTTTTCACCTCTTTCCCTTTTGAATTCGGAGGTTATGTAGTCAATATTCTGCTGTGACTCCTTGTTGTCCCGCATCTTTTTGAGGATGCTGGACAACTTCACTTGATTTTCTTCAGATAGAATTAATTCGTCTTCCATAGTAGTTTATTGACCTTTCAGATATTTATTCCTTAGATTGTCCTGCTCGGTCCTTCGCGCCCCTACCTGAAAAGGCAGGGTTTGGGTAAATTGTTGCATTGTTTGCTGCACTTCCCCTGGCGCGACCGGAGGTGGTTGGTCCATTTGACTATATACCGACATCATATTGTTGAGGGCCACAGCAATGGTTTCTGCCTGCTTCTTATTGCTCAGTGAAGCCAGCACCTTCTCGCTCACAGGATAGGTTCTGCTGATAAGCTCTGTCGGCCTGCCAATGCCCGTAGACATGGGATATGTTACAATAAGTTGAGGCGACCCGTCTCTGGAAACCCCAGTGCTTTGAACTGTGTACCTTACATTGCTTGATGGGTCGAGAAAGGATGGCTTTTCTCCCAGGAGAGGCGAATTGATAACCAGCCCAGCATTAACTTTTTCTGTGCCTTTTACAACTTTCTTATCACCTTCTCCCGAAATAGTTTTTGGCCTCACGACCTCTACATCACCTGTGAATAGCTTAATAGATGGTGGCGTAGCGCTGGAAGGTGACTTGTCATATTTGGCCTGCATCTGGAGTTTTTTGCCATATAGCCCAAGCTCAGACGCATCCTTTTCCTGCTCGCTGGTAATGTCTGAAGCAAGAGAATTTATAAGTGCATTGGCAGCCTCAGCAGCAACGTCCTCTAAGGCAGCAACTCGCTCTTCGTCTGTAAGCTTCTGTAGCTTGGAAGCCACTTCATAGTCAGAGGCATTCGCCCAACCCTTCTTTCTATAGCTGTTGGCAATTGCGGCATCCTCTTCTTCCGGGCTAAGCTCGTTAAAGCTCATATATCCTTTAACCGTATTAAAAACTTTGTCTTTGTCTAAAATCCCGGTAGCTGGGTCATACAAGTTTGTAATTCCACCACCTTGCTTTAGATTAGTTAGCAATCCAGTAGAAATGTCTCCAGGGGTTATGGTCTTTGCTTTTGAACGCAAAGACTTCCCTAGACTTGGAAGCGCATTGATTTCCGCGACAATGCCATCTGGGCTAATGGGTTTTGACCTAAGCTGCTCAATGGATTGCACAAGACCATACGGGTCGTTAAACTTTGAGGGGTCCGACAGGATTGTAGCCTCACGCTCATTAAGCTCTTGGTTAAAACTAATGGCGTCTGCAGCAACATTTTGATACTGACGATATAATTCAGCGCGATTCTTCTTGGCTTCAAACGACATGTCGCCAGAGTCAAGGCTTTTCTCTATAGCCTCCCAGTATTTAGAGACCTCAGGGAGAAGCCCGGGACTGATGCGACCACGAGTTTGCTGAAACTGATTTAAGTATTCTAGCTTGCGCAGCTCCCCTTCTTCACGACGTGCCTTGGCCGCCTCGTATCGGGCGCCAAGGTCTACGATTGGGAGCTGTGCGACTGGTATATAATCTGCGTTACGCATTATTTGAATTGGCTTTTGCTTAGCAGTTCACGAACAAACTTATGCAAGGTAGAGGTTCCGTCTTCGGAAAGGTTGCGCAGTTTTTGAGATTGCTTAGGGTTAAAGATATACTCTCCTCCGGTCATCTCAGCAATCTTTTTGCCGTCTTTCATGACGTCAATTGGATTGCTCTTATGGGAAAAAGAGCCGGGGGTCTTAACCACCATTCCATTTTTACCCATAGTGGCTATCTCATTAGTGTCCTTTTCTTTATTTTTTTTAAGGCCTGCAGCGCCTCCAATAGTCTCAGCAACGCCTGCTGCGGCGAGACCGATACCTTGGGTCATATTCTGGGTAGCCATATCCGCGGAGCGCTGTAAAGCACCTCGCTGCTCGCTAATTCTTTCTTGGCTAGCCGTTAGCATGCCGGCGTCTTCCTGATTAGAAATCTGAGCGCCCACGTTACCAAACTGCTGTAGCGCCCGAGCATTGGCCTCTTCACTAGCGCGAGAGACCTGTGGAGAGATTGACTGAATAGCACGAGAGCCGCCTGCCTCTTGGGCGGCAGACAACTGTGTAGCAGTTGCTCGTCCAGCTGCGTCTAAAGCAGACTGAGCATCGCTTTCCTGGCGGGCTACGCGGTTACGGGCTGCCATTGACATAATATTGCCCTGCTCCGCCGAGTCAAGCTGAGCTAATTCGCGCAATGCTTTTTGTTTCTGAGCGTATGAAAAGGCAGCCGTGCCAATGCCTGCGCCAAGATTTAAGAGTCCTCCGACTATGAATTTTTTAGGTTTGGCCATAATACAAAAATAGGGCTTTTTACTGACCCTGTTGGTTGTGTAGATTAGACTTGTTGTATATCAAGTTTATCGCGTACAATTCATGAGCAGTGGTGAGACTGTTGCTAAGGGTGACCTGCAAGAAGTAGTCACGAAGAGCATCTCCCTCAATGGAAGATGCGGCGACAAGGACCACGGTGTCGTTTTGGACGACACCTGTGGCCGTAGCATTGCAGGTTATTTGTTTCTCTCCACTTCGGCTGTCCGCACGGTATCCTAGGGGAACAAGTGTTGCTCCCGATATCTTGTATAAAGCGGTAGTAGACCCAACAGGAAACGACATATTGTTAATAGCGTTCTTGAAGTTAATCACAGAGCCCGATGCGGAGTTAACGACTCCCAAGGCAAAGAACTGAGACGTCCCATCTACCGAGGTTATGTTTGCTGTTGAGGTTGTGGCGGGTGATTGCGTTGAATCCTGATGTATCGGGGCGTAGTAGAACCCTTCCTTTTCCTGCCAGAGGGTACTAGCAAGAGACGAGGTTTGCGATGCGTTGTTCATGGTACAAGACCACGCTCCGCTGTTCCCCTCGAGGCTTATGGCCTCGTACACCTTTACCATTGAAGGGTTGAAGTTAGCAACTACCTCTACAATACTTGGGGCGGCAGTTCCATAAAAGGTGTTGCGGGCAACGGAAGGAGTATGCTGATAAATGACTCCGGCCTTTATGGTGAAAAGAGCATCAGAGAGGGACACTATCTGCTCTGGGACGTAAGAGTACCTAGTGCTCCAGTAGTTGGCCCTGATGTCATAGGCGATAGCAAACGAAGGTAGGGTCTCTACTGTATTAGTGATGGTTCCCGTAGACTGCGCTGTATTTGCCAACGTCAAGCTAGCGGTGTTCTGGCTAAAGGTAGCGGGAACAAAGGAGTTAAAGGAGGAACTAGTTACAGTAATTGGTACTGCCGATGTTAGCGACCCATCTTGATATGTTGGTGCAAGACTTTGAGAGATGGCTACGATAGGTAGGTTTGTCTGTTGGTCTGTTATCAGAAGCCCGGAGCCGGATGTATTAAACAGGTCTTGGTTAGTATTGAAGTCCCGTGGGTCGGAATCAAAACTAAGGGTAAGGCTGTCGTCGTATACGGGCGTCGGGTTTATCAGCGTAGAGGCGCTGTTGGTATTCGCAAATCCGGCGGACTGATTTCCCGTAAGGGTGTCGTTAATGGTGATGGTAGAGGTAAACAGCGGGCTTGCGCTTATGATGTACTCTGTGTTTTCTCGGTCTATCCCCCCGATGTACCTGCGGTTTGTCGCGGTGGTAAGGCTAGAATGAAAGACGCTTTCAAAGAACGAGTCTACTAGCTGTTCGCTGATGACCTCAAGGCCGGATTCAAATCCAATACGGCAAACCTTGGCCGCGATAGAGTCAACAAAAAAGACATAGCCCCTATACGCAGCAACAGACTCTGGGTTGTTATTTATCCCGTGCTCTGCGGCGTAGTACCTCGGTGGCCCGATAACCAAATTTGCCGCCACTAGAGCCTCTCCAGTGTCTGATGATATTATATTCCTACCAATAGGAATAATCCCCGCACGTCGCTCGTGAAGCACGTACATTGATTCATTGTAAGGCACAAGGCTCCTGATTGAACCGTAGTCATAAGACAAGTCTTTGTAGTTGAGCTTTGTCGTGTTAAACGAAGAAAGCCCTAAAGTGGTGTTCTCGTTGTTGAAGGGGTCGGAATAGGTTAATGAGCCAATGCGCTTATAGGTCCTTGCATCGGGAAGGAATGGAAACGAGCGACCAAGAGACTGAAAATCAGATGAGTAAAAGTCGCTAACGCGGGAGTCCTCGATAAATTCAACAATGTTGTTCTGAGCAAACGCAATCCTTGTGTTGCTAAACATATTCTGATTTGATGCGCCAACTCCTGTAAGGATGTTGCGCAACCTGAAATATGAGTCGCCGTTTTCTAAAAGGAGAACAGAATCCGGATTGGTAACGGTGAACGCTGTTGTAGAAATAGCAGGACTGCCAGTTGTGGTGCCAAAGAACTTAAAGTTAAAACCAAGCTCTTCGGTGTTTGGCGTCACGTTTCCAACAAGAATCTGAATTCCCGTAGATGCCTGCTGTATGATATCGCCCTTGTATACCTGCTGAACAGAGAAGGCCGTGACGGTGCTTGCTGTCGCTGTAATCTTTACAGATATGTTTGTCTGTTCGCGCTCTGTTCCGTGAACGCCTGCAGCGATAGGGAGGTTGGTGCCTATTTCATAGTACATCAACGCATCGAAGGCCTTGTTCTCTCGGAATATCTCAATGACACACTGCTTATCCCAGTTGGTGTCGTTATCGAGTATACTCTTGCTGTTAAACCCGGTGGCTTCGTCGTTGTCTTCGATTACTAGAAAGGTGCCTGTGGTGTTCTGAACAGCAGCACTAGAACTCCGGTCTAGCAGTGGATTAATGAGCTGGTCGTCTATAAGGTTTACGGTCTTTACAACCTTAAACACATAGTTATTAATGGGGTTAAGTGCTTCTTCGTCGGTGTTGTCATACTGAACAATGCGAACTTTGTCTCCTATTGCAAAGCCATATTCAATCATTGCTCCAAACTGATTAGTATAGGAGTTCTCCTTACCCTGGAGGTTGTTTAACGATAGATATATACTTTGGTTGGCTCCAAACGAGCCTTGGTTAGATTGGTCGTTAAACGCAAGATATGCGCCTCCTACGCCATACTGAACCTTGTTAATGATGGAGCCCTTGCCAGAGTACACAGGAGAGTAGCGCTTAGCCCACACTGGAGGTGTGTGCTTTATGCGCATCACCACGTCTGCATATCCATCTAAATTATTTTGTTGCGTTCTGTTGTTGGTGTGAAGAATCTCTGCCGCGCCTACCTTTTGAACGCCACCAGCACGGCCGCGGTCATCAAAGTAAACGATGCCAAGTTGGTGCATAGCTCCAGACTTAAAGCACTGACTGCCTTCCATCTTCTGCTTTCCTATTAAGAAACAGCCACCGCTAACAATAGTGGGGTCTACCCGAGCGACTCGCCCATTGCTCTCGGCTTTGTTGGTTGTTTGAATCCCCACAAATTGACCCCTGCCATTTTCTGCATTTGGACAAACAAACATTCGATTGCTGTCGCCCAGTGAATTAGCAGACCCTTCAATAAAGTCAAACTGAGCAGTGGGAGCCTCTGGTTCTATCACATCTGCCTGCTTAGTCCCGAATACAAATTTGTCAACGGAAATGGTAAGAATATCAATTTGAACTCTATAGGTCACTACGTTATTAGTCTGACTTTTTTTTTCGATATATGAATACCCTTTGCCCCTAAACGCAGCGGACTCTGTGGTTGACGCGCTGTCGCCCCCAGTTGTGCAAACACTAAAGCCACCATTCCCTGGCTGAGGGTTTGCTATTAAGGGATAGCGTTTGTTTATTTTAGCAGTTACAGCATCAATGACCTGTTGCCTTGTGGCATTCTTTTGAATTTCTATTCTTTCGCGTACCTGAATGCCTCCTGTTACAAGTTTGATTCCCCTCTTTATTTGATTAATTGGGACACTTTTTTCTTCTGTTTCACTAGTGTTTTTTTGCTTTATGAATCGAATAGTGGGGGGAAATTTTAATGGTCCATCTACATTGGGACCAATCGTATATCCGCCTTGAAAAGAGCCACTTTGACGCATACCAGAAACCGCTTCAAGT